GGTTCACAAGGACCCCAAGGCGCACAGGGTCCTCAAGGACCGCAAGGCGACCAAGGTTTCACTGGACCGCAAGGACCCCAAGGTGCGCAAGGACCACAGGGTTCAATTGTCGCTAACGGTACATACAACAACCAGCCTGCCGTCTGGAACAGTTCACTTGCCGTGTGGGGGCCGACCACAGGCACGGTCACGATTTTGGGTGGACCGCAAAGTTCTGTTACCGCTGTATCGGATTCCACCCAGTCGTATGTCCAGGCATCGTATGGTTCTGGCCCACAGGCAAGTTTGTCATCAAACAATGTGACGACACAGTTGACGTTGGTGGATGCTTACGCAACTATGCAGTTGCGGGCCTCGGGAGGTGTCGCAGGGACAGGACCACAAGCGGGTTATGCTCTTGTGTACGATTCGGTGCAGGCGGTGTTTCGCCCGCAGAAGATTACAACAGACCCGATGACATCGACATCTTTCGCAGCAATCATCACGACCGACATCGGGCCGTAAGGAGCAGAAATGGCTGTTGGAGATAGAACAGAGAAGCGTCTTGTTGGGCCGGTGGCTTTGACGAACGCTAACGCTACGGTCGGTTCGGCTGTGCCGTCGTCTCGTGTGTGGGTGGCTAAGCAGGTGATTATCTGCAACACGGATGGTTCTGACCGGCTGGTGTATTTGGCTATTGGTACTGCTGCGACGGTTGCTAACCGGTTTATTTCTGCGTTGCCGATTGCGGCTGCGGATACGATTGTGTTGGATACTGCGCTTGTGATGTCGGCTGGTGAGCAGTTGTATGGGTATGCGGATACTGGGTCTGTGGTGTCGGTGACGATGGTTGGTTGGGAGAAGGAAGTCTGATGGGGGTTTCTTCTGCGCTTGGTTCGTCGGCGTTGTTGCCTGCTGGTTTGGGGTTCCGCAACAAAATCATCAACGGCGATATGCGTATTGCCCAACGTGGGACTTCTGCCATTACCGGTTCTGCATCAAAACAGTTTGTTGTCGATAGATGGGTTGTTTACAACGGTACCGGGACAGTTACTTTCCAGCAATCGACAGTAGCCCCTCCTGGTTTTACTAACAGCATTATTGCAACAGTTACCGCAACCGGTTCATATGGCACATCCGGCTATACCGAAATTGGTCATTTTGTAGAGTGCACAAACGTAAGTGATTTGGCTTGGGGGACATCAAGCGCAAAGCAGGTCGTTCTTTCGTTTTGGGTGAGGTCAAGCGTCACAGGGCAGTCTAACGTAACTATCCAAAACTCTGCTCAAAACAGGTCGTATGTAGCGACATATACAATCAGTTCTGCAAATACTTGGGAACGAAAAGTTTTGTATATTACTCCTGATAGTTCAGGGACATGGCCCACCGATTCCGCAAATGCTTTTCGTTTGTGGTTCAACTTGGGAATGGGTAGTAGTTATGATACGACCCCAAACACTTGGGCGGCAGGGAATTTTGGTAGTTCTAGTTCGGACTTTGATTTCGCTGCTAATGCTGGAGCAACGTTTTATTTGACGGGTGTCCAACTGGAGGCGAACTATCAGCCGACCCCGTTTGAGCAGCGTCCTTTCAGCGTTGAACTGGCCCTCTGCCAAAGGTACTACGAAAAGTCCTACGACACTGGAACGGCACCGGGCACAACGACAGAAGTAGGAGTACACCATCACAGCGGGTCAGGAAACGGTTCCGGTCGCCACTATGTTCCCGTAAGATTCAAAGTAGAAAAACGAGTCAACACCTACACCGTTTCAACTTACAGCCCCGCTAATGGTGCTTCAGCGAACTGGCTGACAAACAATGTCAACCAAACAAATCTAGGACGAACACCATCGATTGACCAAAAGGGGACTTCTGGCTTTATAGCGAATGTTGAAGATGGTGGGTATGCTTGGATTGTTGGCAATACCCGTGGTCATTGGGTTGCGGATGCGGAGTTGTAAGGACTGACTATGCCCATCTCAAACTACGTCCCGACCTCAGCGTTGGCCCGTCCGGGTGTTTGCACATCCACGACACGCCCCGCCTCACCTTTTGAAGGCCAAGCCATCTACGAAACGGACACCGACAAAACCTACATTTGGAACGGGTCGCTGTGGGTCGAACAACTTTCCACCACCGTTATCGACGCTAAGGGTGATTTGATTGTTGGCACGGCTGCTGACACAGCATCCCGCTTGGCTGTCGGCACAAACAACCACGTTCTTGTTGCCGACTCAGCGCAATCAACTGGTGCTAAGTGGGCAAGCATTGAAGGGACTTTGAGAATGGCAGCGGGCGGCACATACGGTGGAGCGGTCGCCACAGTTATTACCTTCCCGTCAGGGAGATTCAGCGCAGCACCGTTCATTATGATTAACAACCCGTTTGTATCTAGCCCAGTACCGTATATCACCGCAATTTCGGCAACCCAGTTCACCTATCAAAATAGTGTGGGGTCAAACCAAGATATGCGCTATATAGCGTGGGCTAGTGCGTTTTGATGGAGGATGTAATGGTTAATGCAGATGTGACTTGTCATACTGATGGTTGTCCGAACGCTGATATTGCTATCCCTGTTGAGATTCCTGATGGTGCTGTTGTTGCCTGTGGGTGCTGTGGTCAGCCGATTACTGATATCAAGGGCTTGTCGTGAGTATTTCTAATTTTGGTGCTGCCGGGGTCAAGCCTGGTGTCTGCACTTCAACCACCCGCCCGTCGACCCCGTACACGGGTCAGATTATTTTTGAGACGGACACCGGCTTGCTTCGTGTTTGGGACGGCTCAATATGGGATTACATCAATGCTGGCCCAAAAGAATTCGCTACTGAAGCAGCCCGGAACTCCGCAATAAACACGCTGTACGAAGGCGTGACAGCATACGTCCAATCTTCTACTGAAGTATCAGCAACCGGGGCAGAAACGTTTCTCCCTGCTGGCATCACAACGGTCTATGACGGGTCAAACTGGGTATGCACTACTCCTGTTTCCGCTAGAACTACGACATCAGGAACAGTTGACCTAAACCCATGGGTTGCTTTAACTGGCGGTGGTACAGCCCCAACAGTTAGTGTCAGGACAGGGACAAAAGCACTTGTGACCATCCAAGCATTAGCGAACTGTTCTGTCGCCTCAACGCAGATGTTCTATGTCGGGGTTGTTGTCACAGGCGCATCCTCTATTGGCCCCAACCCGTATCATTACGCAGGTCGTGCTTCGGCTGTATCCGGTTCGGACCAAACAATAAATGGCAGTTTTGTTGTTACAGGTTTGACGCCTGGCATCAACACTTTTGGTCTTCAGTACGGGCGTACTAACGTTGGTGGCGCTGTCACATTTTCCTACAGGTCGATTACTGCTGCCGGATTGTTGTGATTTCTGTTTGCACATCGACATATAACAACACCCCCGAGCAGTTGGCCCGAGCCTGGGCTTCGCTGAAAGCCCAAACCCACACCAATTGGGCCTGGACGATTTACGACGATTCCACCCAACCCGACACATGGAACATCCTGTGGGGATTCTGTAGCGACGAACGCTACAAGATTGAACTGTACCGGCCCCATGTCCCCTCTAGAGGCAACATCGGCCTGTCGAAGCACAACTGTTTCATGCTCGCCAAAGGCGACCTGCTCGTAGAACTAGACGCAGACGACGAACTCACCCCCGACGCCCTGGCCAAGATTCAGGAGTACGCCGACAAGGTTCCCTACTCAGGGTTCTTCTACTCAGACTGGTGTGAGATTAACCCTGAGGGGCAGTCGTGCCGGTACCCGGATGGGTGGGGTCTCGGCTACGGCGACCACTACTGGGACGAACACCATCAGGTGTGGGCGATGCGGGCACCCGACATCAACCGGACAACCCTCTCCCATATCGTGTCCGCCCCGAACCATGTGCGGGTTTGGCGCACCGACTTGTACCGCAAGATTGGTGGGCATGATGTGACCATGCCTGTGGCTGACGACTACGAGCTGTGTCTTAGGACAGCTCTCGCTACCCGGATGACCCATATCCCGAAGATGCTGTACAAGCAGCATATTTCTCCGACGACCGCTCAGCGGGAACGGAACGGCCTCATCCAACTCCTTGTCGAGCGCACCCACGACCGGTATTCCGACCAACTGGACGAGAAGTACAGCCACGTTTAGGGATGCGCTATCATGTTGGGCATGAAGAAAATGTCTGGCAAGAAGCACGAAATGATGGAAGGCCCCAAGGAGCGGAAGATGGAGTACGGCTCCGCTAAGGGCGGCAAGAAGGCGGCGGCTAAGAAGATGGCCGCTAAGAAGAAGAAGTAAGTGTCCACCGCCGCCAATCTCATTAACCGTGTCCAACGCCAGTTGCTTTCTGGTGTTGTGGAGGAACGGAACAAACTGTCGGGGTCGATGTCGGCCACGGCTTCTACTTGTTCTTTGACGTATGACCTTGGTGGTGTGCGTACCGGTGCGGTTATTGAGGTTGGTGCCGAACAGATGTATGTCTGGGAGGTTGTGGAATCCACGAAGACCTTGACTGTGGAACGTGGGTTTAATGGCACTACTGCCGCTGCCCATACTTCGGGGTCTGTCGTGACCGTGAACCCCCGTTTCCCCCGCAACCAAATCCTTGAATCGTTGAACGACGAGTTGGCTGACCTGTCTTCACCGATGAACGGCCTGTTCCAAGTGAAGATTCTTGACTTGACCTATAACGGCTCTGACCGGCAGATTAACTTGCCGACCATCGGCACGGTTATCGACTTGATTGAGGTTCGTTCCCGCTACAAGTCGGACGACTACCAGCAGGTCCATAAGGTCAAGTTGTTGCGGGATATGCCGACCAAGGATTTTGGTTCTGGTATGGCGTTGCAGATTGACCAGGGTATCCGTAACGGTGACCTTCGGGTGACCTACAAGGCCCCGTTCACCAAGGTCACTACCGAGAACGACAACCTTCAGACCATCTGCGGGTACCCTGAGGGTGCCGAGGACATCTTGGTTATCGGCTCGCAGATTCGCCTTGTCGCCCCCCGTGAAATCAAGCGCAACTTCACCGAATCGCAGGGCGACACTCGCCGTTCGGATGAGGTCCCGGCTGGTGCCGTGGGCGGGTCGATTACGAATATGTTGCGTTTGCGCCGTGACCGTATTACGGCTGAAGCTGCGAAGCTCACCCGCCAGTATCCGACGTTCTTGCAGAGGGTGTAAATGGCGGTCGCCACTTTCACTCTCGGCTACCGGAACACCCCTGCATATTTCTCTGGCACGGGTTTCACGACCCTTGTCCCGTCGTTGTATCCGGTTGCTATTAACGGTCGCCCGTATATGGTGGACCAGAAGTCGGGCCGGTTCCAGCGTGGCTACGAACAGCGTGTGCGTGATTCGCAGGACATTTCGACTGCGCCTGGTGAGGCTGCGATTAACCCTGGTGGGTTGTGGCGGCGTGGTCAGGATTCGTGGCATTTGGGTGCGGGGCAGGAGTATGCGGATGCTGCCGGTTCGGTGGATTTCCGGTTTCACAAGTCGAAGGGTATCAACCCGTGGGAGAAGGGCCATATCAGGCTTTTGAACACGACAAAGCGGGCATTGGAGTCTGCTTCCACAAACCTGTTCATGAGCGTGGTTGAGTCTGCTGGTGTTACCTACTTGTATGTTGCTGACGGTTCAACACTTAAATACACGACTGACCCGTTTGCTGCTACCCCGTCGTGGACTTCGGTGACGACCGGTTCCCCCGGTACGGCTATCACCGCTTTGGAGACCAACGGCACAAACCTATTTATCGCCTACACCAACAACGACATCTACTACACCACCCCCGGTTCTTCTTCAGTTACTTTCTTCTACCCGACAGGTGGTTCGGATACTGGGAAAACATACAGCGGTTTCGGGTATGCAAAAGGTTGGGGTATCGCCTCGGTTCTGAACGCTCTGTATGTCATCGGTGTCCAGTCAGGTTCACACACGGTCCACTACACGCACCCAGATACATCATTCCGGTGGGTTGGCGGTGCAGCAGGTCAGAACGCTGTATATGCGGCAGGGTATTCAGGAAAGAAATCCATCATCTACAAGATGACTCTTAAGGCAGATGCCACCGGCCTTGACAAACCTATCGCCGCACTCGAACTCCCGCTGGGCGAAGAAGTCCGGTCCATCCACGGCTATCTTGGTTTCATCCTGTTGGGCACCAACCGTGGGGTCCGTTTCTGTACTGCTGATAGCAACAACAACTTGAACGCTGGTTCTCTCATCCCGACCACCGGGGACGTTAACGACTTCGTGACCGAGGACAGGTTCGCATGGTTTACTTACAGCAACTACGACGGCACGTCGGGCGGGTTGGGCAGGCTTGACCTATCTGTGTTCACCGCCCCGAATACCCCCGCCTACGCAACTGACCTCATGTACGACAGCACGGCAGCGGTCAAGTCGGTGACTGAATTC